GCGGTAGCGGTCTACACCTTCGGGTCGCAGACGGTAACGGCGGGTAACTTCATCCTGACCATGCCGACCAACGATGCGTCAACCGCGCTTCTGCGGATTGCGTGATGAGTCGTGGCAAAAGGGCCGTGGAATACAGGTACATGGGATGACGCGCAATGGGACAGCCTCCCGGTCACCAGCGTCACCGGAACAGGCGGCGTCGGTAGCCTCGGCACCCAGCAAAGCGTCACGCTCACGGGCAACGCTGCAACGGGTGCGACGGGAAGCGTCGGAGCAAGCCTTGAGACGGGCCTTACGGGTGTCAGCGCCGTTGGAGTCGTTGGAGATGAAACCGATTCGGTCGAGGTTGCCCTTTCCGGTGTGGGAGCATCTGGTCAAACAGGTGCTGTTAACCTTCAAGGAGAGGTTGCACTTGCCGGTGTGGAAGCGACCGGAGCAACCGGCACCCTCACCGCCTCCGTCCAACCCATCATCGTCATCGGCGATTCCCACGAAGGCGATAAAAAGCGCAAAAAGCATTGGGAAGAAGAGCAAGAAAAACGCGAGAAGCGCAAGCAAGAGTTAATCTCGGTTTACGAGCAACTGCTTGAGGCACGCCCAGAGATTGCCGAAACGATTGTAGAGCCGCATATAACTGTTAACATCGCACAACCAACAATTAACTGGGACTCCCTGTTAACTGACATTGATAGGGTTGAGCGATTGATGCGAGAGCATCAGGAAATGGACGACGAAGAAGTATTGTTGCTGCTATGAAACGAACTTATGTAATGGTTGACGGTGAGTTTGTCGAGCGCAAGCGTGACGCAAGCGGTCGGCATCACTACATCATGCCGGACATTGCGCCGTACAAGTCGATGATTGACGGGCGCATGATTACTTCCCGTTCGCAGCATCGTCTGCACCTGAAGGCTCACGGCTGCGTCGAGGTTGGCAACGAAGACCCGACAAATTTTGTCAGCAAGCAAAAACCCAAGAACAGTCGAGTGGATGTGTTGCGTCACCAGTTGTCCAGCATGACCCACTCGGATGCAAATAGGTTGTTGTCGCGGTTGCGCGATGAAATCCGATTTACCCACGACCCCCACAGGAGACGGTAATGGAACAGGCCCCACAGGCAGAAACGCTCGACCGCAAGGAGTTGCTCGAACAGCAGTTTGAGCAGAGCGAACAAACCCCTTCACAGGGGCGGGACGAGCAAGGCCGCTTTGCGGAGGTGCAAGAGCAACCCGCAGAAGCCGCCGAAGAACCCCTGTGGCGCAAGCCGCCTGCCTCGTGGAAGAAGGAATATCACGAGCATTGGGCAAAGGCTGACCCCAAGATTCAAGAATACGCTTGGCAACGCGAAGAACAGATGAAGCGCGGCGTAGAGCCGTTGCTCTCGAAGGCGCAATTTGCCGATGCGATGAATCAGGCGCTGGAGCCGTACCTGCCGACCATTCAAGGGCTGGGTCTGAAGCCGGAGCAGGCGGTTGCCGCTCTCGCGCAGGCCGACTACACGCTGCGTAACAGCCCCCCGGCGCAGAAGATGCAATACTTGACGCAATTGGCTGCGTCATACGGCATCAACCTTAACCAAGTCATGCAGGGTGGTCAGCAGACCGCCCAACCCTCTATCGACCCGATGGTGTATCAGTTGCAAAACGAACTGAACACCGTCCGTGGCGAGGTCATGGGGTGGAAGCAACAGCAGGAAATGGCTGAAAACCAGACCCTGCTAAACGAAATCAACAGTTTCTCGATGACGGCTGAACACTTTGAGGAAGCGCGTCCGACGATGATTCAATTGCTCCAATCTGGGGTGGCTGAAACGCTGGACGATGCTTACGAAAAGGCAATTAGGCTTGATTCGGATTTGTTTGACAAAGTGCAATCGGCCCGACAGGCAGAGGTTTCACAGCGTCAGGCAACAGAGAAGAACCGTGCGGTAAAAATTGCACGGGCTGCTGCGGTCAGCGTCAGAGGTTCCACACCCGGAACTAACACGGCTCCCAAGGCGCATAGTCGCCGCGCAATGTTGGAAGAAGCGTTTGAAGAATCCAACTCGCGGTTGTAACCAACTGATATAGGAGCATTGAAATGGCTTATGCCAATTCCAGTATCAGCGACATTATCGCTACTAACATTCAGAGCCGTAGCGGTGAACTCGCTGACAACGTGACGAACAACAACGCGTTGCTTCGTCGTTTGAAGGAGCGCGGGAACGTCAAGACGTTCTCGGGCGGTAACGTGATTTTGCAAGAAATCATGTACAACGACACCACCACGAACAACACCAATTCGTACTCTGGGTACGAGGTGCTGAACGTTGGTCAGAACTCGCCCATCTCTGCGGCGCAGTTCAGCATCACGCAGTATGCGTCTGCTGTGTCCATCTCGGGTCTGGAGATGATTCAGAACTCGGGTAAGGAAGCCATCATCGACCTGCTTGACGGTCGTATGGAGGTTGCCGAGGCGCAACTGGCGAACCGCATCAGCGGTGACCTGTACGGTGACGGAACCGGCAACGCGGGTAAGAACCTCACGGGTCTTGCTGCCGCTGTGCCGGATAGCCCGTCAAGCGGCACCTACGGCGGCATCAACCGTGCGGCGTGGCCGTTCTGGCGTTCGGTTGCCTTCTCGGCGACTGGCGACGGCACGGGCGCTGTGACCAGCAGCAACATCCAAGGTTACATGGATGCGGTTGCGGTGCAGTTGATTCGCGGTACCGACAAGCCTGACCTCATCGTTGCCGACAACAACTACTACAAGTTCTACTTGCAGTCGTTGCAGGCTATCCAGCGCATCACGGACTCCGGTTCGGGCATGGCTGGTGCTGGCTTTGCCTCGCTGAAGTATTTCGGCGCTGGCATGGCCTCGGATGTGGTGCTCGATGGTGGTATTGGTTCGTCGTCGTATAACGGCGGCGTTGGCAATGCCAACCACATGTGGTTCCTCAACACCAAGTACCTGATGTTCCGCCCCCACAAGGACAGAAACTTTGTCCCGATTGGCGGCGACCGTCAGGCTGTCAACCAAGACGCTATCGTGAAACTGATTGGCTGGGCCGGTAACCTTACCTCGTCCGGCCCGCAGTTCTGCGGCGTGTTGATTAACTGATAGGGGATACGAAAATGACTGTTATTGTTAACGGGTTTGCGTACCCTGCTCTCGGTAATACCGACTCGACCGCTGCCATTAATACCGGCACGGTCGTGACGCTCGATGATGGTGGTTTGGCGGTGTATGTGCAGGCGGCTTCGGCTATCTCGCAGTACAACGCTGTCTGCATCCCTGCATCCAATGTCGTAACCAACGCGACGACGGCGCGTGTTGCTGATACCAAGCGTATCGGCTTCGCGCAGGTGTCGATTGCGTCCGGCTACTACGGCTGGGTGCAGTTGGGCGGCAAGGTGCGGGTGAATGTGTCGGCTTCCTGCCTCCCGGCGGTTGCCCTCTACACCACCAGCACCGAAGGCCGGTTGGATGATGCCACCGTGTCGGGCGCTCTGGTCGCTGGCGTGGTCACGGAAGTGACCGCCTCGGCTACCTCGGCTATGACTGCGGTTGCAGCGTTCACCATGGTTATCCCGGTTCCGTCTAACGCGACCCCGTAACCATGCAAAAACTGGAACTCACGGTGCAGGCGGCTGGCAAACCGGAGGAACTCTGTTCCAACATCCGCTCGTCGCTTGCCCGTGGGTTGCCAGAGTTGGCCCCCGCTCTCTGCACCCACGATGGAACATTCGTGTGTGTAGCGAGTGGGTGGTCAATGCCTAGTTTCGTAGAGGACATTCGGGCGCAGCGACAGGCCGGTCGCCCGATTGTCGCTGTAAAGGCCGCACACGATTTTTTGTGCGAGAACGGCATAGAGCCTGACCTGTGGCTTAACCTCGACCCCCGTGACCGCACAAGCGGTATACAGCGCCATAACGCGCACACCACCTACCTCGTTGCCTCCCGCTGCCCCCCGGTCACCTTCGACACGCTGAAAGAGCGCAAAGTCGTCCTGTGGCACTCATGGGCTGAAGGGCCGGAGATGAAGGCGCTGGGCGCTGGCAAGTTAGCGGTCGGCGGCGGCACCACCTCGGGGATGCGTGCCATCAACATCGGGTACCTGCTGGGCTTTCGCAACTTTGTTTTGTACGGATACGACAGTTGCAATCGGGCTGACGGCATCAAGCGGTTTACCGGCGAGATGACCGGCCCGACGATGGATGTGTATGTGGGCGCAGAAAAGCGCAAGTTCACCTGCAATGCTGCGATGGCGCAGCAGGCAAACGAGTTTCAGATGATTTATTCCGTGATGCCAGAAATCACGGTTGAGGCCAAGGGGCCGGGGTTGATTGCCGCCATCATCGAAGAGCGCCGCAAGATGGCGTTGGCTGCTTGAGATGGCGATACCCTCACGGGTGCTGGGCGCAGGCGTAGACAGCCTCAAGACCGTCTCCATCTGCGGCGACGGCACCAGTACAGCGACCGCTGCTGGAACCTCGGCAGGCAATGCCCTGCAATTGACCTATGTTTACACCAATGTAGATAGCGCGGCGGTTGGCACGGGCGTAAGGCTTCCCCCGACGGAAATGGGCGAAACCGTCATCGTCAAGAACAGCACCGCTAACCCCATCACGGTGTACCCGTATGACGCGGGTAGCAGCATTGATAACGCAGGCTCTGGCACGATTAACGCTGACTGCTCGGCTATGTTCTTTGCCGTCAGCAACACGCTCTGGGAAGAGTTGCAGGGCTTTGGGCGGTCTGTTCCTATTCTGCATTACGGGGCGTTTTCCGACACCACCACGCAGGTTGCTGCGTCGATTGATGTTGCCTACGGCATGGTGTTTAACACCACCGACAGCAGCAACGGGGTGTCTATCGGGTCGCCTACCTCACGGCTCGTTGTGGCTAATCAGGGTGTCTACAATGTGCAATTCTCGGCGCAATTGGATAAGACCTCTGGCGGTACTGGCAACATCTACATTTGGCTTCGCAAGAACGGAACCAATGTCCCAAACACAGCAACTACAATTGCTATTCAAGGCACCGCAGCCAGAACGGTAGCGGCGTGGAACTTCATAATTCAATTGGAATCCACGCACTATGTAGAATTGATGTGGGCAACAGACGATACCAGCGTTAGAATCCTCGCAGCCAGCGCCACAAGTGTCTGGCCTGCAATTCCTTCGGTCATTGCGACCTTAACACAGGTCAACAACCTGTGATTTCTTCCCTCACCTCCCCACAGGAGTAAACGACGATGCCTCTAGATAGCGACATTTTCAACGCGGACGAGCAACTCCAAGTCGAGTTTTACATCGCAAAGGATGTAGACCCGAAGTGGGACGGCAAGCCGTTTGTGCGTATCAACATTCCCGGCGACAAGACAACCATCATCGAACAGCCGATGAATGAAGACCACAAAAAGCGGTTCCCGCGTCAGTATCTCTATTTCCAGATGAAGCAAAACGAGCAGGATGCCCCCGCAATTGGCACCTCGCTTGATGTCTGGTTTACCGATGGCAACGGCGACATTACCCGTGGACACATTGAGGAACTTCGCATCTTGAAGTTCCAGACCGTAGAGCAGATTGCCAACGCATCCGATTCGCAGTTGCAGCGCATTGGCATGGGTGGCCCCGGTTTGCGTGAGAAGGCAAAGGCGTTTCTTGCAAAGCGGAATCGCTCGGAAACCGAAAACCAATTGGACGACACCAAAAAACAACTGGCAGAACTTCAGGCGCAGATGGCAGCGTTGATGACGCGCAAGGCTGGTCGCCCGAAGAAGGAACCCGTTGCGGAGAGTTAACGAATGAGCACCACAACCATGTTGGCGTTGGTTCAGCAGGTCACCGCTGAACTGGGTTTACCGATACCGGCTACTGTGGCGGGTAACCCCAATCAGGATGTGGTGCAGATTCTTGCCCTGATGAACGCCTCGGGGTACGAGTTGATGCGGCGTGCTGACTGGCGCGAACTGACCAAGCAGCACACCTTCTACACCGAGGCCATCAGCACCACGGGTACATGGACGACCTCGGCATATACCATTACCGGCATCCCCGATACCTCGCTCATCGACTCGACCTATCAGGTGCAGGGCGTTGGCATCCCCAATGCCACCTATGTGACGGGCGTGCTGTCTCCCTCGGCTGTCTCCATCAACTACGAGCCAACAGAGGCGCAGGTCAACGGCGGTCTGGTGTTCCAAAAGGTCAAGTACGGCCTGCCCTCGGACTACTACAGCAGCGTCAACCGCACGCATTGGGACAAGAGCAAGCGTTGGGAAATGCTCGGCCCAGAGTCGCCGCAACAATGGGAATGGCTGCTCTCGGGCTACATCTCGACCGGCCCCCGTATCCGTTACCGCTTGCTCGGCAAATACTTCCAGATTTGGCCCGGAATGAACGCTGGCGAGTTGCTTGGCTTTGAGTACCGCAGCAACGCATGGGCAGAAAGCGTTGCGGGTGCTGCCAAGACTTCGATGACGGCAGACAACGACACCTGCATCTATCCCGACCGTGTGATGGTGCTGTCTACCAAACTCAAGTATTTCGAGGCAAAGGGCTTTGATACGACCGCCATCTTCCGCGACTACCTCGCTGAACTTGAGACGGCTGTCGCACAAGATACGGGTGCTGCCAACCTCTCGTTTGCCCCGCGTCCCGGTACGGTTCTTATCGGCTACGACAACATCCCTGACAGCGGCTACGGGTACGAAAACTGATGGCTGTTTCTCGTCGCCTTGTCCAACGCTCTGCGGCAAATGTCGCAAGCCTGCCGTCGCCCGTGGGCGGTTGGAACGCTCGGGATTCTCTCGCCAACATGGCACCCACGGATGCCGTGCAGTTGGACAACTACTTCCCCGGCGTATCCAATGTTGTCTTGCGCGGCGGCTATGTTAAGCACGCCACGGGGTTTCCCGACGATGTAGAAACCCTGATGACCTACAGCGGGGGCACCTCTGACCAGTTGTGGGCGGTGTCGGATGGCAAGTTCTACAACGCTACATCTGCGGGTGCTATTGGCGCGGCGGCGGTCAGCGGACTGACCAACTCCAAGTGGGAATACACCAATGTCACGACCGCAGGCGGCAACTACCTGTATGCCGCTAACGGTGTCAACACGCCGTATCTTTACAACGGCACCACTTGGACAAGCATTACGGGTTCATCCTCGCCTGCCATTACGGGCGTTACGACCACTACGCTCAACTCTCCGACGCTTTTCAAGAACCGTGTGTGGTTCATCCAGAAGGACACGCTGAAGGCATGGTACCTGCCAACCTCTAGCGTTGGCGGCGCGGCACAGGTTCTCGACCTGTCATCCATTGCGCGTCTGGGCGGCGTGTTGGTGTCGATGGCCTCGTGGACAATTGACGCTGGTTACGGCGTGGATGACAACCTTGTATTTGTCACCGACAAGGGCGAGGTCATTGTCTACCGTGGCACCGACCCCTCATCTGCGTCCACATGGGCGCTGATTGGCGTGTGGATTATAGGTGCGCCTATCGGCACCCGCTCCCTGATGAAGTACGGCGGCGACCTTTTGGTGCTGACGCTTGACGGGTTGATTCCAATGGCCTCGGCGCTTCAATCCTCGCGGCTCGACCCCAACATCGCGCTATCGGACAAGATACAGGGTGCGTTTGCGGCGGCTGCTGCGGCATATAGAGACAACTTCGGGTGGTGCATGTTGTACAACCCGAAGAACAACGCCCTAATCGTCAATGTCCCTGTGCGTGAAGGCGCACAAGAACAGTTTGTGATGAACAACATTACGAAGGCGTGGTGCAGGTTTACAAACTGGAACGCTTTTCACTTTGGGTTGCTTGACGACACTCCGTACTTTGGCGCTGCAACTTTCGTGGCAAAGGCTTGGACAACGGGTAGCACCGGCTACATTGATGACACAAGCAACATAAACGGCAAGATTCTTCAAGCCTTTAACTACTTTGAGACTCGTGGCGTACAGAAGATTTTCACACGCGCACGGCCTAGCATTTTCAGCAACGGCACACCGTCTGTGCGGGTTGGCATCAATGTTGATTTCAACATTTCAGACAATGTGGCCCCAATATCGTTTTCTACTCCGTTGACTGCCCTTTGGGACAGCGCGTTGTGGGATACGGCTGTGTGGGGTTCTGACCTCGAGATTCAAAACAACTGGCAGGGCGTTACCGGCGTTGGCTACTGCGGGTCAGTACAGTTTCAGAGCAGCAGCAACAAGTTAGCGATTCAATGGGCCTCAACTGATGTGGTGTATCAACTCGGATGGGCTGGCATATAACAAGCGGCCCCGAGGTGGGCGAATGGGTCTGTGGGCATACGGGCGGCGGGTATCACGCTGAACGCTCTAACGCCATCGGATTGCGCAAGGGAGAGAACATTGTCGGCGGCGTGGTTTACGAGAACTGGAACGGGCGCAGCGTGGTTTGCCACATCGCCATCTCTGACCGCTTAACCCCCGCTTACATTGCAGCCATGTTTGACTATCCTTTCAATGTCTGCGGGGTTGACAAAATCATCGCCCCCGTGGGCAGTAAAAACGCGAAAGCCATCAGGCTTGTGCGTAAAATGGGTTTCACCGAGGAAGCGCGTCTAAAGGATGCCGACACCGACGGTGATATTGTTTTCCTGACCATGACACGCGAGGCGTGTCGTTATTTAGGACACCGTTATGGGAAAAAAATCACCGGCACCGCCGCCAGCGCCTGATTACGCAGGTGCAGCGCAACAACAGGGCATTGCCAACCTAGAGGCGGCACGCCTTACTGCGCGGCTTTCTAACCCTAATGTCATTACCCCGCTTGGTGGTCAGCGTGTGACCTACGGGCGACCGCAATTTAACCGCGCTGCGTATGACGCGGCGATGGCTAACTATCGTGCGCGTAACCCGCAGGCACCGGCTACCGGCGCACCGCAGGGCGCACCCTCAACCGTTGGCGTTGGTGGCGGTGCTGCCATGCCCACAACGGGCGGCGGTGGCGTGCAGATGGGCGGTGGCGGTATGTATGGCGGCGGCGTTGACCTCGGCGTTACGCCCGAACCTACGGCATCAAAGGCTGACGGTATGCCTGCTGCGCGGCGCGAGGCTCTGGGAATGGGCGATGACCGCGCATACACGCAGGGCGGTCGAGCCGATTTCACCACGCTCCCTACCGGAGCGCAGGTTCCTACTGCGATGCTTATTGGCGGCGGTCGCTTTGATGCGTCCGGCATGGGGCCGGGACAGACGCAACGGTTTAATCAGGGCTACGGCGGCGGGGAGTATCTGGGCGATGTGATGCCCACCCGCGAGATGTTCACCGAAATGGTGGACTTGGACACCCCGACGATTGAGCAGTACCTGACCCCCGAGGCGCAGGCGACCCTCAAGGCGCAGCAGCGGGTGGAGTTGGCGCTTTCCGGCCTTGGTGAAAAGGCCATTGAGAATGTGCAAAAAATTTACGGCACGGATTTCACCCCGCAGGGGCTTCCGGCGCAGCAGTTCCAATTTGGCGGTTATGGCAACCTGCCGACCCTTCCCGAGTTGCAGGGTCGCGCACGCTCTGATGTGTCGGCGCTGCCGGTTAACTTCGGCCCCACGGCAGGACAGTACGGAATGGCTGCGGGTGGCCCACAAGGGTTAAACCTCGAAGGGTTCGACGCTTCTGGGTTGGGCATGGCAGCAGGTGGGCCAAGCGGGGGCGCGTTTGGTGCAGCGCAAGGCGGCGTAGGCGCTCCGTCGCTTCGAGGCCAATATGACCTGACAGGCGTGGGCGATGTTGCCCGAGCGCCGGGGGCTGCTGCGATGGCGCAGGGCGGGCCTATGGCTCCGGGGTTGCAAGGGCAGTTGGACACCTCGCAACTTGCCGCAATGCCGGTAAACGCTGGCATGACGGCGCAACAGGCCATCATGTCGCGCCTCGACCCGCAGTTGCAGCGCCAACGGTCGCAACTTGAGACACAGTTGGCGAATCAGGGCTTGGTGCGTGGCGGCGAGGCGTATGGCGCTGCCATCACCGAGCAACAACAGCAAGAAAACGACCTGCGAACGCAGGCCGCGCTACAGGGCATTAGCCTTGATATGGCGGCACGCCAGCAGGGGTTAGGTGAGGCACAGACCCTTGGCGGCTTTGCCAACCAAGCGGCTCTGGCGGGGTTTGGCGCGGGTCAACAGGCTACCGCAGCGCAAAACGCAGCAGCGCAGCAAAATTTCCAGAACGAATTGGCTAGGCAGGCTGCTGCAAACCAAGCGCAACAGCAAGCGTTTGGGCAACGGGCGCAGGCCGGTCAGTTTGGCAACGAGGCGCAATTGGCGGCGTTCCAAGCGGCGATGCAGAATCAGGCTGCGGGTAATCAGGCCATCGGGCAAAACTTCGGTCAGGCGCAAGCCGCGCAGGCAATGGCAAATCAAGCGCAGCAGCAGAACTTCCAGCAGCGCATGGCGGCGGGTGAGTTTGGGCGGCAGGCTCAATTGTCGTCGTTCCAGACGCAGCAAGCGGCTCAAGACGCGGCTAACCGTGCCATCGCGCAGAACTTCCAACAGGGCTTGGGCGCGGCGGGTGCGTACAACGCTGCTGCCGGTCAGCAGTTTGGGCAGGAGATGGACATTGCTGGGTTGTATAACGCCTCGCTTGCCCAGAACCAACAGGCGGCATTGCAGCAAGCACAGGCACAAGCGGCGCTCCAAGCGCAGGGCTTCAACCAAGCGCAGGCGGCGGCAAACTTCCAGAACGCCCAGCGTCAGGCAGCGTTGCAAGAGCAGTTGGCGCTTCGGGCGCTCCCGCTTAACGAGGTCGCAGCCATCATGGGCGGCGCACAGGTGCAGATGCCGCAGTTCCAAGCCTATCAGGGCGCAGAGGTTGGGGCGGCTCCCATCTTCGGAGCGCAACAAGCGGCTGGTAACTTCGCGCAACAAAACTACCAGAATCAGATTGCACGCCAAAACGCGCAGATGGGGCTGTACGGTAGCCTTGCTGGCATGGCTGGAACGGCTCTTGGTGGGCCGTTGGGTGGCGCAATTGGCAAGAGTATGTTTGGAGGTTAACCGATGAGAACCCCATACCAGACCTTTAACGCTCCCCCCATGATGAACGGCGGTCGCGGTCAGCGCATGGCGCGTATGCTCCAGATGCAGGGCCAGAGCCAGCAGGTGAGCAACAACGCAGGGGCGCAGAGTGATATGCAATATTCGCCCCCGCAGAACGCTGCGGACATCAACCGTGCGCCGCGTCAGTTCCTGCGGCAGTATCCGAAAATGCCGAAGTCGCCGGGGATGACCAACCCGCAGGGTGGCCCTGACCGGGGAGGATTTGAATATGGCGGTTAAAACAGTCTCAACCTTTGCGCTCCCAGACGAATACCAGCGGCAAGCCTCCGAGGCACGCCGTCGTCGCCGTATGGCAGAGATGTTGGCGCAGCAGGCGTACCAGCCGGGGGACATCCAGAACGCCCCCATTCCTCGCGGAGCGCCCTTGGTGCAGGGTTTACAGGCGTTCCTGACCGCCCGTGCAGCACGCAAGGCAGATGAGGCTGAAGAAGGCGCAATGAAGGCGCAAACCCGTGAGGCACGGGATTTCCTTCGTGCGTTGACCGAGCCTGCCAAAACGATGACGATTGGCGAAGCCGCAATGCAAGACATTGCACAAGCGGGAACGCCGGAACTGGTAGACGGTCGGTTGGAATACCGCAAGACCGCTATGCCTGCCCCAACTCCCGAAATGGTTCCGCAAGCAGGCCCACAAGTGCGCTTGGGGCGCAGACCGGAAGACGACCAAGTGTATATGCCAACCGCAACGGGTCGAGAAACTGACCCGCAACGCATGGCTGCAATGCTTGCCAATCCTCAATACAAGGCTGAATTTACGCCCGAACAAAAGCGTGCGCTTGCCCTTGAGGGCGTGTTGACCAGTCAAAACCCGCTTGTGCAGAAAATTGGGCAGATGCAGTACGCGGCGATGCAGCCGAAGCAACTTGAGGTTGGCGCAATTGACCCGGGCGATTACACGCCGGAAAGTTTTACGAATTATCTAAACACAGGCAACTTTGGCGTGTTGAAGATGCGCGACCAGCCAACTGCCGCTCCAAAAACCGCCGCGCAAGACACATTGCAATGGAATCCTAAAACGCAAAAATGGGAAGATATTCCGGGAGCAGTTTCTCGCATAAGAGACATTGCTGAAGCAAGGCGCATCGTAGTCAACACAGGCGGCGGCGCTAGTAACGAACCATTGGAAAGAGTTGAGGGGCCGGATGGAAAACCAGTCCTTGTAAGACGTTCTGAAGCGGTTGGTAAAACGCCAGCACCAGCACCAAGTGAAAAACCAAAAATGCCGGGAAGTGTTGCAACCAATATTGCAGCACTTCAAACCAAATCAAAACAATTTGCCGCAGGTGTTCAAAGGGCTAATTATTTCCGCAATCTTATTGAAAACGATAATTTGCCATTAAATATTTCATCTGGCATTCAATATTCTATACAACGAGCAACAGACCCAGAAGGAATTGCAAGAGATTCAAAAGGCAACAAACCTCCTTATGTTCTGTATTCAGAACTCAACAGATTTGTCACGGAACAAGTCAATACAATTTTGCAACTTGCAAAAGGAACGCAAACGGAAGGCGATGCTCTTCGCGCTCAAAAACAAATTCTTGATAATCCAAACAACAAAGCGATTGTTTTGTCTGCTCTTGAAGATTTGCAACGCAGTTTTACCAATGCTCAACAATTTGCAAATGAAGAAGCAGAGTTTTTGTTAAATAGATATGAAGGTTCAGATAAAGTTGAAGAGGTTGACTACTAATGCCGTACACAATTCGCACAAAAGACGGCATTGAAATTCCTAATGTCCCAGACAATGTTGACAAAAATTCACCACAAGCCAGAGCATTAGTGCAGGCTGAACGGGTAAAAAGAGCGTCTGTTGTTGCTCCTGTTACAACGCCTAGTACGCCGTCCGTAACACAACCTGAAGAGTCAGGGCTTGCGCGTGGGCTTGGCCTTGTTGGTCGCGCAGTTGCTCCGTATGCCGCCGCAGCCGGGGCAGGTGCTGCGGCAGGCGCTCCATTTGCCGGGGTTGGCGCAATCCCCGGCGCCATTGCTGGTGTTGGCGCATATGGCCTTGCTCAACTGGCTGATGCGTTGGCAATGGGCGGAGAAGGGCAGCAAGCGGTTGAACGCGGACTGACTGCGGTAGGGTTTCCCGAGCCGCAAACGGCTACTGAAAATATCGGTATCGCAGGCATTCGTGGTGCGCTTGGCGCGGGAGGCACAGCGGCAACTGCTGCGAATGTTTCGCGGGGTATGGAATTAGCGCGAATGTTGCAAGGAACTCCTGCAACAACAACGCAGCGGGTAACGCAGGCGCTTGGCGCTCGTCCTGACGTGCAAGCAATTTCAGGCGGCACAGGCGCGGTTACCGCGCAAGGAGCGCGTGAACTAGGATTGCCTGAACCCGTAGCAATAACCGCCGGTGTTGTTGGTGGCATGGCTCCGTATACATCGGTTGGCGGGATGCAACGCTCGGCAGAAGATGTAGCAACCGCTGCGCGCGATACGGCAACTGCGGTACGCAATAGGGGAACGCAACCCCAACGTCCCCGCGCTACGCCTACTGCGCCTACCGCTCCAATGCCGCCAAACGAAATACGGCGTGGCAATGTTCAACGATTAGAGAATGAAGGCATACCAATTTCGCCGGGTCAACGGTCGGGTGCGCCGTTGACTCAAACGATGGAAAGCACAATGGCTTATCTGCCGGGGTCAACTGGGCAGACTGCTAGGTTTCAAGATTTGCAGCAACGCGCATATACAAGAGCATTGTTGCGCCGCGCTGGTATTGATAGCGATGTTGCTTCGCAAGAAGTGCTGCGCGAAGGAAGAAATCGTTTTAACCAAGCATATGATTACCTAGAACAGAACACTAGTTTGATGGGTGGAAGTGAACCGTTGTTCAACCGATTGGCGCAAGTTGAAAGTCAATATGGTCAAGGGTTCAGCGACCAGATGAAGCGCACTTTTCGAACAATGCGCGATGATTTGCTTAATTGGGCAGCAGGCACGCCTCGTCAGGGTCAAACTTACCAACGGATGCAAGAGGAATTAAGCAGCGAAATAAGCAAGGCTGGTCGTAGTGATGCCCCCGGTTCAGAGCGGTATCAACAAGCGTTGCTTGGTTTGCGTAGAGGGTTAACAGATTTGATGGAAGAAAACACGCCGCCTGAAATTGCACAGCAATGGCGTCGCGTTAACCGTGAGTACGCCATTTTCAAAACGATTGAAGAGGCAATGCTTGACCCCGCGCAAAGAACTATAAATTCTGGGTTTGTTAATCCTAGAGTAATTGCGCGAGAACAAAAATTGCAGTTGCCGGACGAGTGGACACGCGGCGACCCGGATGTAGACAGTTTTACTAATTTGGTCAAAGCGGGCGCGGGCATCATTCCTGACCCCATTCCAAACAGCGGCACGGCGCAAAGGATGTTTGCACAGGACTTGCTTACGGGCGGTCGAGAAATGTTTGGTCTTGGCGGCGGTGACCCATTGCAGCGCGTATCGCAAGCCGTAAGAGGCGGCGTTGGCACAACGGCGTCGGTTGGATTTATGGACCCGGTGCTTGGCGTTGCAATTCCTAACATTGTGTCTCGTTCTTGGTTCAGGCAACCTCAACAACGTGGGCCGGTGGCAATTCCTGCCGCGACAGAATCGACAAAACAAAGGCAAAAATCGCGTAGAGAGCGGTTGGCTGAAATGATGCAAAGGAGCAATTAACATGTCTTTCAATGGCTCGGGTACATTCCTTATCAACACGGCAGGCCAGCCTGTAGTCGCTGGCACCGTCATCTCGTCCACGGCGTTTAACGCCCTGACGGCTGACCTTGCCACCGGCCTTTCGACCGCCATCACGAAGGACGGTCAGACGACGGTCACCGCCAACATCCCGATGTCCACCTACAAGTTCACGGGGCTTGGGGTAGGCTCTGCCGCCACGGACTCTGCGAACTTGTCGCAGGTGCAATCTACGGTCACCAAACTGCTTACGAGCGTCTCTGGGGCTGACACCATCACGGCTGTGGGTGCGCCTGTGGTTGCCGCCTACGCTGCCGGACAGATGTTCTATTTCGTCGCCACGGGCGATAACACGGGCGCGGTGACGCTTAACATCGACTCGCTGGGTGCAAAGGCTGTGACCCGTGACGGGTCTGTGGCCCTTGCTGCGGGTGACATCAAGAGCGGTGAGGTAGTGGTAGTCGTCTATGACGGCACGCGCTTCCAAGTCGTCTCGCAGTTGAACAGCGCCGGTAACGCGACCTTTGCCAATGTGTCCATCACCTCGGCGCTCAATGTCGGCGGCGTAGCCACCTTCTCGGCAGGCACTGCCGCAGCGCCGTCTATCACCACGACCGGCGACACCAACACCGGCATCTTCTTCCCCGCCGCAGACACGATTGCCTTCACGGAGGGCGGCGTTGAGGCGATGCGGATTGACTCGTCAGGTCAAGTTGGCATCGGGACGAGTTCGCCTGCGTACAAGTTGGATGTGCGTGGTTCAGGAAACATTATTTCTTGGTCAGATGGCACGACACCCGGCGTTCTTTATTCAGCCGCTAGTTATTTTGGATTAACAAACTCAGCACAAACAAACGGGTTTTTTGTAAATCCATCTGGGGCTTTCTGCACTATTGCTACAGGCGGTTCAGAGCGCGCCCGTATCGACTCCTCCGGCAACCTCGGCATCGGGACGAGTTCGCCTACAGAAAAACTCCATGTTGCAGGCGCATTGCGTGTTACAGGCGCACAGACAACAGCAGGAACTGGTGTTTACCTTGACCAGACTTCTGGCACGGGCGGCGTATCTGTCTACGGCCCTGATAACTCAACGCAAGGCACATTTCGTATCTATACGGCTACAGCCAACGGGGGTACTGGTAGCACAAAACTAACCCTTGACACCTCCGGCAACCTCGGTCTGGGCGTAACGCCGTCGGCGTGGAGTTCCAGTTTTGGAATTAAGGCTTTTGACATTTCAGGCGGGGCTGTTTACGGCTCAAGCAGTGATGTCAACATGGTGTGGAACGGCGTGTACAACACCAGCAATCAATGGGCATACAAAGCCAGCGCAACGGCGAATTTATATACCCAAGATGGCGCTCACAAGTGGTTTTCAGCAGCCTCCGGCACCGCAGGCAACGCCATCTCGTTCACGCAGGCGATGACGCTGGATGCGAGTGCGAATTTGTCTGTCGGAACTACCGCAGTAACGACTGCTGGGGCTGGCTACCAAGCGTTTACAATCAACGGAGCAAACGGTTCAAACATTGCTCTTAATGGCGGCGCTACAAACATTGGATTAATTTACGCTGCTACTGGAAACAGTAACTTATACATTGGAAACCAGACAGCAAGCGGCAACTTAATTTTTAACGCTGGCTCTGGCACCGAACGCGCCAGAATAACGGCGGCGGGTGATTTGCTGGTTGGGACGACAAGCACATTAAACAGTAACGTTGGTTTAAGTGTTCAGGGAAGCCAAACAAATGGAGGCGCTGGAGTTATAACTGCGTACAACTCCGCAGCAGCAAGCGCAGACAATTCTCCGCCTTTGGTTGTCATGAAGGCCATGACCACCACTACATCAGCGGCTCGCTTTGTTCAGTTTTATGCGAACGACACGGCTCAGGCAATGGGCGGAATCGTAGGCAATGGCGCGACCAACGTGCAGTTTGCAACCATTTCGGATTGTCGCAACAAGACAAACATAGAGGAAATTGCTGGGTCGCTAGATAAGGTTCTGGCTTTGAAGCCGGTGAGTTTTGATTGGGTAGCCAATGGGGAACACGTCAAGGCCGGTTTTGTTGCTCAAGATGTTGAAGAAATATTTCCAGAATTTGTTGTTGAAAACATGGCAGACGAAGGGGCAGAGGCGCGTAAAGGTCTGACCGGAGGAATGACAGGGGGAATCATTGCTCACTTGGTCAAAGCCATCCAAGAGCAGCAAGCAATGATTAAATCACTTGAGGCGAAAGTCGCCGCATTGGAGAGCAAATAAATGTCTACTGTAATCACTTGGAACATCTCGCAACTCGACTGCCTCCCGCAGTCTGCTGAAGGCGCTGACTATGTAGTTAACGCCCATTGGCAATGCACGGGCGTGGATGGCGCTTACACGGGGCAGGTCTACTCGACCACCTCGTTTGCCGTCGT